TTTCGTCGCGCACGAGCTCGCAATCGAATGAACCACCCTCGCAAGCGTTCTTGCCGGGGCTTATGTAAACGAAGCGCGGATACTCGATCATTATTCCTCCAGAAAACTTCTAAAAAGGGCGGGATTTCTCCCGCCCCGATTTCTACGCGAGTCTGTAGGTCACGAAGGTATCGGCCGCCGTTTTGCGCGTCCGATACATGGCGGTATTCGCGGGGGCGCTATTCGCCGATACGACCACGGCGGCGCCCACGATGGTATGATCCGCTCCGGCCTGCGCAATCGTTATGGTATCGGCGGCGGCGGCGCTGGCGTTTATGAGCGCCCAGTCTATCGACTCATCAATATCCATTTCAAGCGCCGCGTCCAGGGTTGCGCCAGCGGGAAGCGTATAGGTCTGCGTCGCGCCCGCGGCGTGGGTCCCGACGATCAACCCGGTCAGCATGAGCGCCGGGGTAATGGTCGCGGTCACGGTCATGGCGCTTGGCGTCGGCTGTGCCCGGCGTCCCACGCTTTCAGTAATGACAGCCGTCACGCCGAGCGCATACAGGACTTCGGCCACTCCGGCTTCAATGCCCAGGGTCGCGCCGTTGGTGAATACCGCCGATCGGTATTCTGTATCCGCCGGTACGAGTTGGAGCAAGTCCAGCTTTTCGGCGCGATTCGGTCGCCCGACGATCTGCCATACCTTAATAGGCTGGCGGGAGTACGTCGCTATCCGGTCGCCGGCGTTGACTACAATCCTGAATAGTCCGTTAGGATGGATTGATCTAGACATGGTTCAACCCTCCCCTTAGCCGAGTCGGCTGGTAACGAACGTATTGGCGGCGGTTTTGCGCGTGCGGAACACGGCGGACGTGCTGAGCGCCACGACGCCGGAGCCCTCGATGGTATGGGTAGCTGATGCCGTCACGGTGAAGGCGTTGGCGCCGCCCGTGTTGATCGCGGCCCAGTCGAATGCCTCGTCGACCACCATGTCGAGCGCGGCGTCCATGACGGTGCCGGTGTCGAGGGTCGCGGTTACGGCCAGCGCGGTCGTAGACGTGACGATCCCGGTCGCCATGAGTAGCGCGGTAAGCGTTCCGGTCGCGTTGAGTACGCCGGGGGCGGGCTGTGCGCGGCGGCCCAGGTTCTCCGTGATGACGGCGGTCACACCCGAAGCGTAGAACACGTCGGCGGCATCGGCGTCGATCCTGAGTACGGCACCGGTCGCAAAGGCGGCGGAGCGGTATTCGGTATCGGCGGCTACGGCCTGGAGGAGCGTCCAGCGCTCGGGGAAGTTGGGGAAGCCGAGATTCTGGTACACCTTGACGGGTGCACGGGACCATACGGCTACTCGGTCGGCGGAGGGAACCACGAGCCGGATAGAACCGTTAGAAGGAAGCCTGTTAGACATAAAAACTCCTTGTTCGAAGTAGGGGCGGGAATCAACCCGCCCCCGTAGGTTAGAACATTATTATCCCGGACATTTCCGGCTGCTTGTTGACTACGCCAAAGAGGGTATCCAGGCGATACTTGGTCCGCATCGTGTTGATGTCGTACTGTTTCTGCATGACAAGCTCAATGCCCTGATCGGTCGTGGCGCGCATGATTCCGGCGCCTGCGTCGGCCGGGACCGCATAGCGACCGGGCAGGATCTCGATGGCGTCTTTCTGCCAGAACGGATTCATAGCTCCGGCGCGAGTATTCAGGAATACGATCGCGCTATTCGCGGCGGGGGTGCCCACGAAGCAATTCTGATACTGGAGCTCGGGATCGGTGCCGCCAAGGCCAGAGATGAGGGGCGGACAGATGGTCATGGTCGTACCGGAATCGACCGATATGACGCGGAAGGTCTTGAGCACGCCCGTGGGGCGCTTGGTGATGTGATGCACGGATTCAACGGTCGCAATCGTGAATGAGTCTCCGGCCACTACGCTGGCGGTGCCGTTGACGGTTACGCGCTGGAAGCGGTTATCCACATTCGAGCGCTCGCCGGTTGCCGATACGCTGGTAGCTTCGGGGACGTAGGTATTCGCACCGGCCGCAAGGGTCGATATCTGGATACCGGCGCCGCCGGCCGCTACGGCGATACGGACCGCGTAGTCGAGCTTGAAGGTATCGAAGCTGGCGACCTGGCCAACGTAGGCGCGGTCGTAAGCGGTGAGGGGCTTCCCGGTCAAGGTGCCACGGCCAGCGAGGTCGGCGGCAAGGCCGTTATAGTCGCGGGTCGAGAGCGCGAGGAAGCGGTCATAACTCGGGACGCCCTGCTCGTTCATAACGGCTTCAATGGCGGCAACGTCGGCAAAGCCGGAAGCGGCAACGCCACGGGCCACTACGAGCGAACCCTGGAGCGCGGCGACGTTCATGACGGCAATGTTGATATCGCTGGCGAGCTTGCGCTTGGCGGCTTCACCGAGGCGGTTTTCCTGCAAGGCGTCACGAAGCTCGGTCGCGGTCATAACCCACGGTACGGACTGGTTGAAACCAATCGACGCGGGGACTGAAAGCTGGGTTGCGTCCTTGAAGTTCAGCGTCTGATCGGTGCCGTTGAAGCTCTGCATGATGTACGGTTCCGGCCGCCAGATGACGTTTCCGGCGCGTTCCATCATGGACTGATCGGTATTGTATACCGATACGTTCTTCGAGAGTACGAGGGCGTCCTGGAAGCCTTCGAGGATGTCCTCGAACGCAACGCGCTCCTCTTTGCTAAATTCATTGGCCATGGTAGTAAATCCTTAAAGTGCAAGATTAGAAACACCGCCGACGGCGGTTAGTCCTGAATCTCACCCTTTAAGGCCGGGCGGCTGGCGGTTATCCTGCTGGTTTCGGACAGCGTGCCGTTAAAACAGTCAACAAGTCAATAATAACTCTATCCCGCCCGGTGTCTTTTGTCAACCTTTATTTTTTGAGCGCTTGTACGCTACGACCTTGGAATAGTCGCCGGATGTGGCGGCATCCTTGCGCAGTCGTTCGAGCGTGCTGTCGATGGTTCCCGATGGCGCGGCGTTGCCTGATATCCGGCCCTCCGGCTGGGTCGCTGGCTTCTTGGTCGATACTTTCAAGGTTGCCTCCAGTTTGGCAATGGCAAAGGCATATTTCACGGGATCTTTGATAACGGCGAGCTCCTTCAGCTTGGCTTCATTCTTCCCGAGCGCGTACATGAGCATAGTCGGGTCGGCGGCGCCGTGGACGATAATGCCCTGCTGGGTCTGGTCAAGCGCGCCCAGGGCGATAGACTCGGCCTCGTCGAAGTCCTCGGCCTTGAATCCGGCCTTAGCCTCCTGGTACGATTCGAGCCGACCGGCCCAGTCTTTTTCCGCCTTGTCCGTCTCTTCTTTTTCCTTGCGGCTATGTTCATACCACGGGATGAGCGCGGCCTCGTATTTTTCGGTATCGTAATCGAAGTCCTGAAGTGTCGGCTTTTTTGTGGCGGCGGGCTCCTTGACGGCGGTCGTCTCCTGGAGCTTCTTCCGCGTGTCGCGCAGTTCCTTTTCTAGCTCGCGGTTGCGCTGGCGCACCTTCTTGATCCATATCGGGGCGCTCTCGTGCTCTTCGGATTCTGCCGCGGGCTCGTCGCCGATGGTAACTTGGATTGTTTCTTTCGGCTCTTCGGCGGGTTCCATGGCGGCCTCTACCGCCGGGGCTTCGTTCTTTGTCTCTTCGATGTCTGCCATTGCATTTTCCCTTCTCCCCTGTTAGCGCCAGGGGGTCGCGCTATTTATTCAAGCTACTCCCATGAGCAGCATGAGTATCTTTTCTTCTTCGTCTCGCTGAATCTTCTTTGATCGATGCGACTTCATCGTTACTGCTTGGGCGGGGACAAGTCCGCGCTGCGCGACGGAATAAATGAATTGCGGTGTTTCTGGTTCTGGCGCTTCGATTGCCAGTGGCGGCCGTGCGTTGACGCGGACGCCCTGAACGGGAGCCGGTGCGCCTTGCTTGCCTTTTGTCCTGATCGTATAAATCGGCGGGTAATAATCGAATCCGCCTTGACTCTGGCTCTTTGGCTTGACTCCGCCTTGTGCTTCAAGTGTTGCAGATTGGGTCGGCGCGGGCATTGACTGATTGACGGATATTTCAAAGGTCGCGCCCGTCGCCTCGGCGGTTATCGCCTGTTCCGGCGTCGGCATGGTCTGCGCAACGGTTACAGGCATTGCCGTTTGTAACGTGGACGACTGTGCCGGCGCGGGCATGGTCTCGGCTACGTTGATCTGGAATGTCGCCACGCCTCCAGATGCGGTACGGGTTGCGTACGTCCAGACGGCATAGGCTACGTCGTCAATGTACGATCCATCGGACGCCGCGGGGGCCAGTCCGTCTACCGTCCTAGTTGGGAACGTCCATACTCCATCGGCATAATCCTCAGGGGTAAAGCTCATGCGGTTAGCGTCCGGCCCACCCTTGTCCATACTGCGGCGGCTATCTCGGCGGGGGTCGGCGGCACGAAGGCAAGCCACGGCATGTATAATATGATATTGGTCTGAACCGTTTTAATGTTGGGCAAAGGTGTAACCTGGTCGCGCACTATCAACGCGGGGGAGGCGTCTTTAGGATACGCGACCAGATTTACAATCACAATGAACCTACCAGCGTATTGACTGAACCGGCGAATACCGCTGGGCTTTCCTGCGATGCGATTATGTAATACTGGGTTGACGAATCCGGTACACCGAATCCGTATTGCCCGGCGCTATTGGTTGTCGTTACGCCCTGCACGCTTTTGTCTGCGGTCTTGTACAGCGTACAAGTAATACCGGCAACCGGCGTGCCGATATTGTTTACGACGGTCCCGATGATACGATAGATAAACTTTGCAGTACCCGTCACCTCTACCGGCACAATGTCAAGCCATGGGTTGCCAAACATTAAGTCAGCGAAGCCAGCGCCGCCAAATAGCTTGTCCCGCGTCGGCCATCGACCGAAACGTAACTGCATGTCGTACGGG